TAGGATTTGAGTAGTTTTGGATTCAAAATAAGATTAAAACTTTCTTACTTATAAATATACTCAAATCAAATTTTTCACTATAATACATCGAGTTTAGACTCACCAGTTTCCTTAGTAATAAGAGTTGTGGGTGAAGTCAACACTACCGTTACAGGTTCTGCCTTATCTAATGTAGTAAATTTAGTTTGTTTAGAACCAAGTATTGTCAATCTAAACATTTGATTATCTAAAAATAAACTTTGTTTGTCACTTCGTACCAACGAAGATGAAAAGTAATTGTTAACTGAAGCACTTGCCTGTGTGGTGTAGAAAAACCTTCTTTCATAATTGTGTTCGGATATCCTCGAACCACTTATGTTTGGTTGTAGAGCTTCACTAAATACATATTCAGGACCTCCAATGGTGAATTTTACATTACCATACTTTTCTTCTCCACCACCCCATCCATCAAATGAAGATGAAAGTACATATGTACCAGGTGTTCTAAAAATATCTTCAGAAATCGAACCAGTAAATGTAAGATACTTTCCGCCTGATGCTGATGGTGCTGCACTTAATGAACCAGTGTAAGTCAAATAAGAACCACTAGCTAAAAGTTTTTGTCTTGTATCGATTGAAGATGTCAATGGTATTATCGAACCACTTACTCTTCTATTCAAGTTAGCATCTAATGAACCTCTTACATTAATTGGTTCTTTAATTGGTCTAGCACCAATTACTTCTTTTCTTCTTTCCAATATATTTGGTTCAATCAACAAACCAAGTGATGCGTTGGCTCTAGCGGGAACCATATTTCTAAGTTGGTCAAATAGACTGGAATCGTAATAATTTATCAATCTAATATAATCCCAAAAATTGTTTGGTGAGTTATATTTTTGCCAATATGTATTTGCTACATCTTCTAATTGTCTATATCTTCTTTTGTATTTATCTCTTGGGTCACCGATAAAATCATCATAATCTAAATCAGCAACACTCAGTATAACATCTTCGGTAATTACATCACTTGGTGAAAAATAAATTCCAACCTTATTACTATCTAATGGTGCCAAATCGTAAGCACTTACTTCAGACCTTTCATCTACAGAAAGATTACTCATCAATTTGTTTGACTCAACTCTTATTTTGTTTTCTACTCTAGCGTTCGGGCCTAAATTTGGAACTTTTGCCTTCTGTTCATCCACAATAGATTTGAAGTGTGGACGATTACCACTTGTATATCCGTTGGCAGTTCCTTCGGCTGTATAACTTTGGTCAGCACTTGTATCACGGATACTCGTTGATGTGTCAAGATTTTTGTCGTCATCAAAACTATATCTTAATACCAAATCAGTATAAGACGCAGAAGGGTGGTTTCCATCGAAGGCTTTCGGAGCCCCAACATGATTGTCAAACGAACCACTATTTAGTGCAGTATTCCAATAACGAAACTCCATGATACTACCACTAAGTTGATTACCAAAATCATTACTTGGTTTACCACCAATAAAGGCAGTTTCATTACCAACATATGCAGAGTTTACACTTGTGGTTGATGTGCTACCACTTGTCCAAGATTTATAAATTGTTCTTTGTAAACCCGAATCATATCTACCTACATGAAGATTATATAAAATATTTTGTGATGTTGTATCACTTGTCAATTGTCCTGCAGAACTACCACTATAATGTTTACCACCATCACCAATACTAGCACTCATTCGAGTCAACATCACGGAATAAAATTCACCATCATAAATTGGTAATGAAGTTGATGATAATGTGAAATCAGGATTAGCTCCACCCTCTAAGAAAAATTGTACTGTTCCGTAATTATCAGCAGAACCATTATCTACCAATCTCAAAGCGATGTCTGTTCCAGCTTGCCATAAGGTTTGGTTACTACCACTGGCTGCCCTAAATCTCATCTCTATGGTATCAGGCTTTCTTCCACTATTGGTATCATTTGCCCAAGTGGTCTGTATATATTGACCTGATTTGAATTCAACAGCCTTTGTAAATTTTCTTGTTATGTTGTAAGATGGTCTGTTTTTATCAGGATTAGGGCCTCCATACTCACGAACCCTAAGTATTGAACTCGGTATACCATAACAATTTATCAGACCTTTGAATGCTCTAATGGTTCCACGAGTTTTCAAAAAGAATGGCATGTTGTTCAAAATTCTTTTCCAAATTTCTCTTGATATATCCCTTTCAGGTGTTACTGAAGATATAGAGTAAGTTGAATCGGAACCTGTTACCGCTGCTCCGACTATATACTCAGGTAAACTCACCAAGTCTTTACCATCGTTCAAGTAAAAACCAAATGACCTACCAACATGATATATTAAATCCCTTGAGAGTCCTACTTCCAATCCTTCTTGTCTATTATAAATTTTCGATATTTCATGTATGTAACTCCAAATATAATCAAAATGTTCACCTGTCATGTTGATAAATGTTGTGAATGCATCATTTTGTTCATCATCACGAATATGAGCTGGAATGTTTAATAATAATGCGTCTCTATTATCCCTATCATAATCAGAAGCACTTATTATCTGTCTTGAATACCAATTTTCGGCTACAGATTCAGAAACGGAATATAAAACATATGGGTCGAGTAAAGTTCCAGTACCACTCTTCTTAGGCCATGCGTTATCATGAGAAATTCCAAATGAACCACTTGAATAGCTTGAAGATTTGAAATACATATAACTTTCAAATGGAGTGAATTCGTTTTTAATTTTTCTTATGTCTCGTTTTAGCGATTCGGTATATTCACCTGTTGTGGAACCACCCACTCCAATGAGATTATCACTTTGACTTTGAAATAATTCTATCTTTTGTAATTTTCTTTTGAAGTTTACAACTCTATCTTCAGCTGAACTAAATCTTATAAAGTTATCAAAATCATCATATTCGATTCCATCTAACTCCACACTATCCATGAAACTACCACTAACGATTTCATTTTCTATCAAATCTGTTAGAGTGGAATTCGAGGTTGTCAATTCACTATAGGTTTTATATTTTGTATCTCTTTCTCTAAAGTATTTGTCTACCGTTCCATCTGATGTATCCCATTTTGGATTTCTCAAAACCACATCCTCAATGGATTCATCAACAAAATCTAATAGTTTAACATTTTCCTCATATGGAGAAGACATCTCCGTTATCACATATACAAGGTCACCAGTTTGTATATTATCAGCTAATGGTTGATACAATTTATAAACGACTCCGTATGGATATTCGGGCCATATTTCTCTATCTTCCTTACGATTGACAATTAGTGAACGATTGAATTCACCACTTCTTAGATATGTGTGTAAATTCTGTGGTGTGTTCCATTCAACATACCAGTTAGAGAATTTTGTTTGTAAATTTACTTGAGTAGGTCCTATGTGTCCAGCTTCAGTAGCTCCCTCACTCCAAGTCTTACTGACTGTGATTCCGTCTTGATTGTGTACTTCTAATATTTCTGCTTCAAAGTCAGCGAATACAGGTACTTCTTTAGTTTGTTTTGTTGGTTGAACTAATGTATCTTGTTGTCCAAAATTTACCCAAGTGCCGGGTGGTTCTTTCCAAACAAGTAAATTACCATCATCATCTATAATCTGCTGTCCATCAAATTCAGGTATCTCTGTAGCCGCTATTTCTTCAGCAGACCTACCTGCGACTCTCAATGGTGGAACCAAGTCCAATCCATTATCACCAGCTTCTATTTCTTCAGGTGATGGTTCTCTATTCTTTCTTAAAAATACAACTGCTCCACCAACCACTGCTGCCGCAAGAGCTCCAAGTGCAAGTGATGGTGCTAAATCTTTTAACTTATCAAGTAGGTCACCAAGACTTGGAAATTTTCCAAGACCTTTAGGTTTTTCAGGACTCGGTCTTCCACTACCACCACTTCCTCCAGAACCAGCACCACCACCACCTTGTGGGTCTTGTCCATCACCACAGGCAGCCATCTTTGGGATTTCACTTTCGTCCCTAATTCCCCAATATATTTTTTTACTATCCATTACGGCTCAATTCCATAACTTAATACTATTTCTTTGTCACTATCGGTATCGAATGAAACCTGTCTTAATGATTGATTTACTCCTCCACCTCCAAAAAGTTCTGCTCTTAAAAATGATTCTCCGGCTACAGATGGAGGAAAGGTAAGTGTAATGTTAGTATCTGAGGGGAAAAACATTGTAAGATTAGTACCACTCTCAGTAGGTGTTTCAACAGGCTGTACATTCGCACCAATCTGACTATAGGTCATATTTGATGGAAATTCAATGTCTAAGGTTTCAAATTCAGGTCTATCATCAAACGGGTCTCCTTGAGTCTCGATTGAAAAAGTACCTGTTATTGTAATCTGTTGAGTATTGACTGGTGGTGCTGCTTCTTCTCTAGCGTTTCGATTCGTTTGAAAATCATCAGGATTACCTTCATCTCTCCAATCAACAGTTATAATTCTTTGTATTTCATTTTCGGTTGGATTACCAAAGTTAGTATAGTCTAAGTTTGGCCCGATTCTCAAATCATTTATGATATCACGAGACAATAGGATATCATCATCAGGTTCTTGTCCTACAAGACTTCTTAAGGCATCTTGTAAATTTTGATTATTGGATGCCAGTGCTCTTGTATGACCATTTTGTACCCACCATCTCGTACCCGCACTTGACCTACTACTACCTGCTGAATAAAATGGTGCTAAACCATTACCATTCCAACCGACAATCTTACCATCGAACGCACTTTCTAATATTGGTAGCTCTTCAGGTGTTGTTTCTGTTACCTCTTCGGTTTCTTCCACAGCTTCAGGTGGTAACTGAGAAGGTGTCGAGTCTATTAGGTCGAGTATTCTACCTGTTGGTGTCCTTAACTCACTTATTTCTTCGGAATAGTTAGGTGTGAACACATAAACCGATGGAGTATAATTTCCATCTACATCATATTGATGAGAAGCAGCGGAACTCGTTGAGGTTTCCTGCTTATGACCACATCCAAACTCCCAATAGAATTGAACAGAATCTACATTGGGATTGAAAATGTTTCCATCTTGGGTATATAATTGATAATCAACAATTCTTGTACCTGGTGTCTTGACAACTTGTATGTATAATTCAGGTATTGGCTCTTCAGCATTAAATGAAGAATTTTCACGAACATCGGGTATGGTTTGATATTCTGTTATGTAAGCATTTTTTACGACTATCTTACCTTGTCTCATCTTTTCTTCAAATCCATCATCACTTTCAACCCTTGAATTGAACTCGATTCTTGAACTATCAGGTCCCGTAAAACTCACCTCTCCACCACTATTGTCAGCAATTATTTCGTCTATCAAATCTTGAGGATTTACTTGAAGAGCCAAAGCTTGTTGATAAGCCTGTGCTATCTCGTCTTGTGGAATATCTGATTTTGTAGAATAGTATTGTGTTTTATCATCAACTAACTTACGAAAATTATCTTTGTATTTTAGATTATCAATAATCTGTGGTACTAAACTAACTTCTGTTCTATCCGAAGAAATAGCATTTATTTGATATTTCCATTCTTTAACATCTAATGGTAGAGCTTCTCCTTCGAGTGGTGGTTCCAATCCTACAAAAGCATTACCCTCATCATCGATATGAAACTCTCCCATAGACACACCTGTCAACTCAGGATTACCGCTGTGTATCACACCGACATTGTCATTAACGGTTTTGGTCAATACAACTTCATCACCATTACCAGCTCTTGGCCTAACAAAAAAATATCTAATTCTGTAATTACCACGATTATATCCTAAATCTCTAAAGTCTTGTCCTATGTTTAAAATTATCTTACCATCTTCGAGTGTGTAATTTTCTGATTTACTTCTTTCCTTAAAGTTACCACTCATATCGAAAATATGGTATTCAACATAATCTTGAGAAGCACCAAATGGTGGATAAAGAAATCCATCGAGTCCTAAGACTTCCTTAGATTCTTTTTTTAATTGATTATAATCATTTTGTGTTAAGTCGGTTTGTACTCTCATAATTCTTTAAATTCTCTATCAAGTATTAAAGACCAATAAGGGTCATACACATATGTTGTGGTCTTTGTTTCCAACTTGATTAGTTGGTCAGGATCCTTTAAATTTACATTGTCTTCGTAAGGGTCTTCAACTGCTATAAAAAAACCGGCCTCATTTCTCAATGGTTGAGCATCAGGATTTTCAATCTTATTATCATCTTCAGTAATGACTACCGTATCATTTAGAATTCGTTTTTGCTCTAATTCACTTAGATATTGTGCTCTATCTTGTTCTTTTAATCTTTGGTAGAATTCACTGTTTTGTAATTCTTCTTTTGTTAAAGGCATCTTACTTCACCACTTTAAATGATGGTAGATATGTAAAGTATTGAATTGTCTCATCACTTGTCCCACTACCACTCACAACTTTATATTCAACCCTATAAAATCTATCTGCTAATAATGTTTTCATATCTAAATTGAAAAAATTTCCAGTCGAATCGCAACTTACTATTGAACCACTTCCATAAGGAATAATGACATCATCTGTATAAGCATCTACCACTTGATAATATGTACTTCCACTTGGTAAATACTTGGCAGTATTATATCCAGTAGAGTATCCTGCTGTTGCTGAAAAAGTTTTTTCAGGATATAATGGTCTACCAACAATTCTAAACTTTACCTTTGAACCTTCCTTATATGATTCCCTTTGACTTCTCGGATACAATCTTGCATCTTCTAACTCTACATTTGTCAAGGCTTCCAATGAACCAGTTGACCAAACTGAATCATCCCAAACAGCTTCTAACTTTGGTTGGTAAATTGTATGTGTCTCTCGACTAAAGAAAGAAAAGGTTCCCATTGGTGTTACACTACCCTCATCAAGATTTGCATCAGTATTTCCGAGACTACCACTTCTCTTTACCATAAATCCCTCGTTTGGTACATCACCATGAACCCAATTCCAAACTATGTTGGTAACATCCATTCTTACATCACTTGGTTCATTATTGAAAGATTGACTAGCTTCATATTGGTTGTACCAAGTTCCACCCGAACCAGTCATCAAAGTACTCCATTGAGTCCTTGTGGTATCGTTGTCTCTATAATTCCAACTACAACCATCACCAATTATTGGATTGTTATCTTCTTTACCATACCCCATGTCCCAAGATTGACTCACAGGATAAGCATATAAGTTTTGGTTTACATTGAGACCACGAGAATTAGCATCAAATAAATTTAAATAAAATTTTGTGTAAGAACTTGATGGGATAAGTCCACTTGATATCGATGACGATATGTATGTGGTATCGAATTTTATTAAAATTCTACTTACTCCTTGAACGACACCAGCAGAACTCACATCCTTGGTGACTTCCAAAATTTCATCAATACCTGTATTTTGACTTCCACTTCTTGAGTAGAGTACAGAATCCTTTTCGGCGTATTCAAAATAGTGCATTTACATCTCCTATAATTGATTACCAGTGGAGTCACCTATAGCCCGACCTTCAATATCTGTATTCGGATACTTTAATTCAAATATACTTGGGTCGAGTGATGGGTAGACTATACCATCTTTGGTTGCGTAATTAATATCATAAATATTACCTGAGTAACCATCAGAGCTTGAAAACTTATTAGTAATCAACACTTGTAAATTTTTTGGATTGTCTTGTGTCGGAGGTACTATAGCTCCAACCCCATCTACTATGGACAATTCATAAGCTAATTCTTGAATTATGATTGGTTGATTAATTTGCCATCTAGCTACATTGAAGAATTGTTTAACCCTTTCGATACAACGAAGTGTAACTTCTTCTTTATTGAATCCAGCTCTAGCTATAAAATTGAATTTCACACCAATGTTAATTATAAATGCATTTTTTATATTTACAGCATCCGTTACAAGACGATATTGTGACAGATGGGTTTTGATATTTTCTTTGGTTGCAATACTAAGTTGTGTCAATTGTCCACTTCCATTGTATCCTAAACAATATAAATTGAGTGCATTTGGATTTGGTAATCTATTACTACTCCCAACATCTTGAGCCTTCACATCATTAAATCTTTGGTCGACAAATATATTTGTTGAAACTTCCTTTTGAAATGCAGGTAAATTTAGTTGTTCATCTTGTACAATATAAGCTTTTGCTACAGCTCCAAATTTTGGTGGTAAAGAATAAACTCTTGTTATGTAATCTTCTTTTGTTACTGCTCTTCCTTGTGATTGGAAGTAAGCAAGTGCATTTTCTTTAAGTTCTTTTGTACTTTCAGCTCCCTTTGCACCAGTGGTTGGCTGTGGATTTGTTACTCCGAGTGATTCTACAACTGTGTCTAAAACACCACTACTCAGACCATTAGTATTGATAGTATATTGAAAGTTCGACAAAGATGTAATTGTATCACTTGGAACATTGTCTGTTATCCCACCACCATATGAGTATTTTATTGTTAAGGTAGTGTTTGCTGGTGCTTGACCATAAGCCTTTGTATTTAAAAAGTTACTTGGGTCAAAATATGTATCTAAATATGTTGGACTACCAGGTAATGAAGAACCAACATTATTTGGATTTGGTATTATTTCTTCATCAGGATTGTCACTTATTCCACTACCAAATCTCAATTCTGTTTTTCCATCACCACGAATAAATGTAACAAATCTTCTTGGTGTTTTTAGAAGTTTTAAAATGTATGGAGCTTCATCACTATATTGTGATAATTCAGGATCGTTTGCTTCTGTATTTCTAACGGAATCAAATACAGTATCTTGTGCTAAAAAAGGTACTTCTTTCCAATTATTTCCATCACTATCCGTACAAGAAATTATTTCCAATACATTAGCTTGTCCTAATAGAGCTCTCGGATATTTTTCTGCTCCTCCAAATACAATTTGTTCTTCGGAAATATTTCCACTTACAACTCTTACAGATTTTTTCAATAAATAATAAGTTACTTCGTTACCACTATCGACTTCATAAGTTGTCACCGTAGTAGGGTCAAAAGAACTTGAATATGAAAAGTTTACATTTTCACGAACACGAAATGTCACACCTGTAGTAGATTCAAGTGTACTACCCTCATTGACTTGTAAAGCATATGAATAATTTGGTTTATTATTTTCACCACTACCTTGTGCTGGAACCACTTGAAAAATATCAACCACACCTTGTGATGCTGTAGCCAACTTGGGTTTATATCCAAATGATTGTGCCATCTCATACAAATTTTGTTGGTCTGTGGAATATGCTAATAGTTGTTCTTTAAACTGAGAATCTACATAATATGAAAGAACATCACCAACATAAGATGCCATTTCAATAAACATCATACCTGGTGATGACTCGTTAAAATCATTATAGGTATTAGGATAGTATTGTTTTGCAAACTCGATAAGATTCGATTTGAATGAATCAAAATCTTTATTTAAATATCTTATTTCTTTTTGTGGCATTTAGTTTCTCCTACTCTCCAATTAGAAAATCTAATGTAAGACTTTCATGTACTTCAGGTCTTATCGTCAAAGAGAATTCTATTTCAATAATTAGTTTGTTAGGTTCATCTTCATCAGGTTGAACACTTAATTCTTTCACAATTACATGAGGTAACCATTGAGACATTGCTTCTTCAATTGTAGACTTCACATCATCGATTAAGGTTTCAGACATGGGTTCAAATAATACTTGTAAAAGACCACATCCAAATTCAGGTTGTCCAACTCGTTCACCTTTATTAGTCAATAGTAAGTTTCTAATATTACTACTTGTTTGTGTTAGGGTTGTTGAAGTACCAGGAAAAAAACCACTACCATCAGTATGATCCATTGGTAATGGTACACCAATTTTTACATCAGGATCTAAATCTTTTTCTAATACACTTGACAACTAATTTCTCCTATGGACGAAATGGTTCTTTTTTCTTATTCATAGCTTTCATCAATCCACTATAATCTCTTGTGAGTGCGTTTACAACATCTTCACCTACTTGTTCAGAACTTACACCTTGTGCCTTTAACGATTCTACCGCTCCGACTTGTCTTGCCTTTTCCTTACCTTGTGGAGTATTTCTCATCATTGGATTTCCACCCATGAGTTCGTGAACTCTATCAGAGGTATAAGTCCCACCACCCATTGTCGGATATTCAGAATCACCTTGTGGAATACCTCCAGCCGTTTCGTTCAAAATTTTATTTAGAGATTCATTTTTAGTATACTCTTTATAAACTTTCTTTTTTGGTTTAGGTTGGGTGTACTCTTGTTCTGCTATTTGAGTTAGAGAGGATGAGACTTCATCTTCTATGGAACGACTTGCTAAAGCTTTCTTTCCTTCATTAATAAATATCTCATTTACCTGTTTCTTAACTTCCTTACGAACTAATGTCTCTAATATTTTTATTAGTTCTTTCTTTTTCATTTTAGACTCCTATTCTAAATTATTGTGCTAGATACCACACCTGGTATCACTGCTCCACTTGCTGTATGTATGACTGCTCCATTAAACACAGTTGATAAAAACGAA